AGCGGGATCGAAGACACCTGGGCCCTCTGCGAAGAGTCGTACATTGGAATCGACGATGCGAACCGTGACGAATACAACGGCGGCAAGTGGGTCAAGGGCACCAGCCTCGCCTCCCCCTTGCGGAAAGACACCGGGAACGTCGGAGACACCACCACCCGCAGTAAGCAGTCGACCGTTTTTGTGCAGCTGACCAGCCGCTACGTCGACGCGGGCGCCGCGAAAGTCGGCGACATTCTCCTCCCGCTCAACGATAAGCCGTTTAGTTTTGAACCTACCCCGGTCCCCACCCTGATCAAAGGGCGTGGCGATCTGACCCCGGTCGTGATTAACGGGATGCCGTTAATGAGACCGATGCGACCTGAAGAACAACTAGGGGCGACTCCCTACGGTGTTCCGTATATGCCGCCTCCGCCACAAGCCCCGCCGCAGAATGGCACTGGCGCGCCCCCGCCCGGGGTGGTGCCTGGTGGAACAGCTGGTCCCGTGGCGCCTCCGCCACAAGTCCCGGTCACCACGAAGGACCTGGCGGAGCAGGCAATCGAGCAGGCAAAACTTGCGTCAAAGAAAGCGGAGAATCGCATTTTCGATTGGATGGTGCAATGTCAACATCACCGCGAGATGCGAAAGGTCATCTTTGACGCCGCCCGTCTCGGAGTGGGGGTGTTGAAGGGGCCGATACCGGATAGCCGCCGACAGATGTCCGTCGTGAAGCAGGACGGCAAGCCTGTCCTTCAAATCAACGATGAACTCGTGCCAATCGATAAGTGGGTCGACGTGTGGAACGTCTTCCCGGATCCTGCATGCGGAGAGAACATTCGCAACGGAGACTACGTCTTCGAACGCGAATACTTTTCCGAAAAGCAACTGCGTAAGCTCAAGGGACTCCCGGGGTATCTTGATGGTCAGATCGATCTGGTCATCGCCAAAGGACCGGGGACGCGCGGGCAGGAGACGCGGAATCCGAACGATACGGAAGTCAAACACCAATACGAAGTGTGGTACTACCACGGGTCGATGAAGAAAAGCGAGTTTATGAATATCAACCCGAAGGCGGTTGAGGATAATGCGAAGGACGAACAAGTCTATGTGATTGTCACCTTCGTCGATGGGGTCGTGATTCGCGGTGCAATCAATCCCTTGGACTCAGGTGAACTTCCGTATCTCGCGGTACCCTGGTCCCGTCGCCCTGGTTTCTGGGCCGGTGTGGGTGTGGCCGAGCGTATTTTCGTGCCTCAACGGATCACCAATGGCGCCACGCGCGCGTTGCTGAACAACGGGGGTATCTCTGCCGGTCCTCAGATTGCGATCAACCAGAAGTCCGTGGAGCCGGCTGACGGGGATTGGGAATTGACCCCGAATAAAATTTGGTACTCCTCCGACGAAGGGATCATTGATGACGTCCGGAAGGCGTTCACCATGTTCGAGATCCCAAACGTCGGCGAACAGCTGATGAAAATCATCGAGTACGGAATGCGCCTCGCAGAAGAGTCAACCAACATCCCACTCGTCACGATGGGACAGTCCGGACGTACGACGCCTGAGACGTTGGGCGCCACACAGCTTCAAGACAATAACGCAAATCAATTGCTTCGCAACATCGGGTACACGTTCGACGACTACATCACCGAGCCGCTCGTGAAGATGTACTACGAGTATCTTCTCCTCGACGAAAACATCCCCGCAGAAGAGAAGGGTGATTTCAACATCGACGCACACGGATCGGTCGCGATGGTGGAGCGGGCGATTCAAGACCAAACGATCGCGCAGATCGGCCCGATGGCGGCCAACCCAATCTACGGGGCTAATCCTAAGAAATGGTTTGCCTCCTTCCTCAAGGGGAAAGGGCTCGATCCAAAGAGCTATCAATACACGGCCGACGAACAGGCGAAGATTGATTCGATGCCGCCTCCGGAAGCCCCGGCGGTGGCCGTCGCGAAGATCAAGGCGCAGATGCAGCAAACGCAGATTGCGGCCGACGAGAAGAGCCTGATGCGTGAACAGCAATTCGACAAGGAGATCACGCTCCTCGAACTGCAATCCGATCAGGCCATTGAAAAACTCCGCAATCGCAGCGCCGAGCTGAAGATCAAGATGGACACCGATCGAGACACGGTCTTTGTGCAGGCGGAGACGCAGCGCGCACAGGCCGAGTTCACCAGTCGCATGAAGGAGCTCGAATTGAAGAAGGAGCTCGCGGCGATGAAATACGCGGCGGACAACCAGGTCAACGTGGACACGGTCAAAGCGAAATTGGCCGACACGGTGATGAAACTCCGCACCCAGAAAGAACTTGCGGCGATGGACACCAACCTCACGGCGTTCCAACATCGCACCCCGTCCGCGAAAGATCTCATGAAGCCGCCGGCACAGCGCCCCGGTAAGGCAAAAAACGGTAGGGCATTTTCCCAAGTGTGATACACTAAGGGTATATGTTTTCACTTGAACGACACGAACGCGAATCGGTGGTGTGGCACAAGTTATTCGAGCACTTGCAAGAGCGGCTCGAGACCATGCGCCTGACGTTGGAAAAAACCGATGACCCCGATCTGAGCCAACGCGTGCGAGGGAGGATCTCCGAGATTCGGTACCTCCTCGATCTGAATAAAGAGCGTCAGCCTGTCAATCAATTGTCGCCCACGTAAGCACGTGTACGACGCAACCAACTCGTCTACGCTTCGGCGCCGATGAGAGAGAAGGAGTGTTCATGCCACTGAGTGAGACGCCCGATCAAGGAAGCCCATTCGTCGAGATGACTGCCGAAGAATTGGCCGAAGCTGAAAAGGCGATGGAAGCTGGTTTTTCAGGAACCGCCTATGAGGAACCCACGGGAGATACCCCGCCGGTCTCAAGCGAGTCCCCAATCGAGAACGCAGAGGAAGCGCCCCCTGTGGTCGCTGAAAATGCCGGCGAAGCCCCCGCGGCCGAGACGCCACCGGTTGAAGAAGAATCACCAAAGATCTCAGCCAAACAATTCCAAGACTTGGTGTCGAAAGCCAGCACGGTGGACGAAATCAAATCCGCAGTTGAAAAACTTCGCGGGGATGCGTTTGGAAAGCTCGGAGGGTTGGAGCGTACCATTCGGCAATTGCAAGACAGCACCGCGGTAGGCGAACCGATCGTCGTCTCGGCCGAGGATCTTGCAGAAGTCAATGCCGAATACCCCGACATGGGAAAGACGCTGGCGAAGGATCTCACAAAGATTCTGAGCAAACTCAAAGGCACCGGCGCCAAGAGCGTCACGCCAGAAGCGGTCATGGAACAGCTGAATCCACTGTTGCAGCAACGGGACGAAGCGGTTCGAAAAGCAGTGAAAGATGAAGTGCGGCAAGAGATCGCGATCGAGCGATTGACCGAGCGTCATGAAAATTGGCGCGAGATTGTCGGAGCCAAAGGATCCAACACCGAGTGGCGACAGTGGGTGGCAAAACAACCTGCTGAGTATGCGACGGAAGTGCTGAACTCCTGGAATCCAGCAGTCGTCGGGAAGTCAATCGACAAGTTCCTTGAAACGAAAGCGAAAGCACCGAAGGTCACGCCCCCGAGTACGCGAAGCGAACGCCTCGCGGAAGCCACACCGGCAAAGGGCGGATCAGGCGCTCCGCACAAACCAAAAGCCTTAACGCCAGAAGAAGAGTTTGAGGCCGGGTACGCAAGCGCCCGCCGATAAACTCAAAAAGGAGTTCCTACTATGCCAGTGACACCGCATACATTTGCACTGACCCCGGGTCGGTTGAACAAGTACAAAGGGGAAATTGTCGGTCACGCAGCCCCGACCGAAGTCCTCTCCAAGCAAGGCCGGCAAGTCCGCAAGTTGCCGCAGAACCAGAGTGATACGTACGTGGCACGGCGTTTCCTCCCCTATGGCGCCACGTCCACGAACGGTACCACGCAGAACACGTTCTTCCCGACGGCGACAGGCGATCGTGGAAACGTCATTGTGCAGGCCCACCTGACACAAGAAGGCGTCACCCCGCAGCCGGAGAGTATCGTGCCCATGGACATGACGGTCGTGGTACAGCAATACAGCTGTCTCTACGGCTTCTCCGATAAGACCTACAATCTCTACGAGGACGACATCCCCAAGGAGATGATCAAGCAGGTCGGTGAGCGCGTGACCTTGGTCAACGAGCTCATTATCTGGGGCGTGCTGCGTGCCTGTACGAACCAGTATTTCGGCGGAACGGGCACTACGCTCGCCACCGTCAACGGGGCCATCACGTTAGGCTTGCTCCGCAAGATCACCAAGGGTCTCCAGGCCAATCACGCGAAGCCGGTCAACAGCGTGTTGAGCGCCGGTGCAAAGTTCGGCACCTCTCCGGTGGCTGAAGGTTTCACGATCTTCATTCACACGGATGCGGAACCGGACATCCGGGATATCCCGGGATTCGTGCCTTGCGAAGAGTACGCCAGCGGCAAGCCGATGGATAACGAAATCGGCAAGGTCGAGCGTATGCGGTTCATCACCTCGGCCGATCTGCCGTCCTTCCAGGATGCAGGCGCCGCGATTGGTGCGACGAACCTCTCAAGCACGACTGGTACCAGCATCGATGTGTACCCCTTCGTGGTCATCGGCCAGGACGCGTGGTCACAGGTTGCCGTGCGCGGGCTGGATTCACTGAATCCCACGTATTTACCTCCGGGCTTGAAGTCCAAGTCGGATCAGTTCGGTCAGCGGGGTTACGCTGGCACCATTTGGTGGAAGGCGGCGCTCGTGGAGAACAACGGCTGGATGGCCGTCGGAAACGTCGGGCTGAAGAACCTCAGCTAAGACGACCCTCACCGCTGATTTTTGAAGGAGGAGTGTTCTCATGAAGGAAACTATCAGTCGCTACATGAACCACCTACACGATTATCGGGACGCAGAAATTCTGCGTCCCATCATCGAAGGGATCGCCGACGCGTTGTCCTGTCAATCGATGGAACGTGCGGCGATTGCCGCCAGCACCGGCGCTGTAACGTGCAAGATCGGCGCGGTGGATTGGTATGGAATTGCTCAAGGCAAACTCCAGAAGATCGCCGCCGCCACCGTACTCCCGGCGTTGTCCGGGACGATCGCGCAGAACACGTGGAATGCCTACTATTTCTACGTGGATGCCGCAGGAACGGTCACCAGTCAGATGGGTACAGCCGGCGCGACGAAAGCCGCAATGGTCCCGCCCGTTCGACCGGTCGGCAAGACCTTGATCGGAGCAGCGATGTTCAATCCAACGGCCGCCGATTTTATCGGGGGCACCACGCTCGCGGACGCAGCCAACACCAACATTGTTGGGTTGAATACGATGGGGGCGATCGACCCCACGTTCTTGCTATAACCGTTAGCACGAAAGAAAAAGGAGTCTCATTATGGATCCGTTGACACACAGGGGTTTTACAGGGTGCTTGACCAACGGTGCGCTCGTCACTGGCACAACCAGCACCCTCACCACGACCGTCACCATCGTGCCGGTCTTGGATGGTAAGTTCAAGACCACGCTCTCGGCGATTACCAACCAGGCCGCGCCGACGACTGACTACAACACCGGCGTTGCGTTCCCCGCAATTCCTGGTGGGGCCAGCGTCGCGAACACACCCGGATCGGGTGCGGTCGCGGTCTACGGTCTGGTGGCAGGCGTGGTCAAGTGCGTGCAGGGTCCGATTGCGTCGCTGGATATGCAGGGCAATTTCAAGCACGATGCCCCGCAGTTCCCGAACATCCCTGCTGATTTCGTTCCGTTCGCCTATCAGGTCCTCAAGGCTGGTGCGACCGCTTCGGCGACTGCCATCATCTTGGGATCGGCCAGCTGGAACGCTACAGGCTACACCAACGCCATTGTGAACGTGATGCAACTGCCGTCACGTCCGCAGGTGTCGTAAGTCGTAGTCCTTCTTTACTTGCCCGGGGTCCTTCGGGACCTCGGGCGCCCACACCTTTCGAGGAGGTCTTATGTCCGCCGCCATTAACGAGCCGATCGTTTTCAAAAAGGGCCCCGCTCGGAAATCCGAGTTGGATTCACGCAGTGTCAAACAGGACCAGAAGCCGCAGATCAAGATGCCGGAGCTCGATGAACAACTCGAGCGTGAGCCGCTCATTGTGGTCGCCGAACCTTCGCTGGTCAAAAATGATTTTGAAAAGCTGGCCTTTAACGAAGAGCCGGTATCCATTTTGATCCATCGCTCCGGCGAACGGTTTGCCTCGAGTGTCACGGACTACATCGCAGTCAACGGCAAACCGGCTGAGATGCTGTTCAAGAACGGATGGATCCCGATGGGCTATCTCCCGCGAGGGATGGTGATCATCACGAAGCGCAAATATCTCGAGCGCCTCGCCGCCTCCAAGAAGGACGAAGTGCATACCAACGTGGTGGAGAATCGCGGTCAGGACCCGCAGAATTTGATTGACCGTTATACGACCTCCACCCTCCCTTTCTCGCTGATTGAGGACAAGAATCCACTGGGCGCCGAATGGCTGAGCCAGCTGCTTCGCCAGCAAGGATAAGCGATGTCAGTTCTGAACCCGACGACCTTCCTGGAATTCACACAACGAACCTCTTCGGAGTGTGGAATTCCAGGATCAGGCCCCTCTGCGTTGTCCGGTGCGACCGGCCAAACCCAGATGCTCTTTCAATGGGTGGCGCAAGCCTATAGCGAGATTCAAACGAAGCACCCCGATTGGAAGTTCATGCTGGTGAAGGCCGGCGTGTCATTCGCCACGGTCGCAGGACAAGTGGAATACACACCGGCACAAGCGGGCATCGCGCTCGGCACGGTTGGTGATTGGCGGATCAACACGTTCCGTCGGTATCTCACGGCCAGCGGTCAATCGGCCGAAGTCCGGATGACGTACAAAGATTACGACACGTGGCGCGACGGGTATTACATCGGCAGCTTGCGAACCACGCAGGTCGACCCCATCGTCTTCACCGTCGCGCCCGATAAGAACCTCATGCTGCAATGCCCGTTGGTCGGATATACCATTACGGGAGAATACTACCGCAGCCCCGAGGTCTTCGATGCGGATGGGGACGTGTCCATTCTCCCCACCGAACTGAATCTCGCGATCGTCTATCAGGCGATGATGTACTACGCGCAATATGAAAATGCGCCTGAGATTTTTGAACGTGGCGAATTGGGCTACAACAAACTCATGAAGCGCTTCGAGAAGAAGTGGCTGCCCACTATTCGAGGTGCCGGGAGTCTCGCCTAATGCCCATGCTACCTTACGGGCGCACGGCGTCACCCATTCTCTATGACGTGATGCGGATGGTCGGGGGTTGGGATCTCATGAGCCCGACCTTCGAACTCACGCCTGGCTATCTACGTGACATTCAGAACTTCGAAGTCTCCGCCGTCAAAGGGGGAGGCTACACCCGCATTGCCGGCTACGAGCGCTTTGACGGGCGCCCGAGCCCCTCTGACGCCACCTACACGCTTCTACAACATACGGGCTATACCAACACCCCCACCGTAGGGCAGACACTCACGGGCTTTACATCCGCGGCCACAGGAGTCATCACAGTCGTCGCAGCCTCCTATCTAATCGTCACGAAAGTCACGGGCACCTTCTCGAATACCGAAGTCGTCAAAGTAGGTGGGACGACGATCACAACCCTCACGCCGACCACCACTGCGCTAAGTGCGCTCCTCGACGCCCAATACAGCAACGGAGCGGCGGACGTCTATCGTGCGGATATTGGCGCGGTCCCCGGATCCGGCGCCATTCGCGGCGTGGTGACCCTCGCAGTTGCAGGGGTCGACAAAGTCTACGCCTTCCGGAACAACGCCGGCGGGACGGCCGTCGACATCTATGTGGCCTCGAGCTCCGGGTGGACGAACGTCCCCCTCTTCTACGAAATCAGTTTCACCGCAGGCGCCGTCGCCACCCCGGCGGACGGCGCGACCCTCACCCAAGGTGGTGTCACCGCGACGGTCAAACGCGTCATGCTTCAAACAGGCGCGTGGACGGGCGCCGGTACGGGTAGGTTGATCATCACCGCCCCCTCTGGAGGGAACTTCGCAGCTGGTGCCGCAACGCTCAGCGGAGGCGCGACCTGCACGCTCAGCGGGGTGCAGACGGCGATCACCATTCTCCCAAACGGACGGTTCGATTTCGATGTCGGGAACTTCAGCGGGCAGGCAACCACCATTCGTGTGTACGGGTGCGATGGGGTCAACCGTGGGTTTGAATTCGACGGAACCACCTACGCCCCCATCGCGACTGGCGCGACCACCGATACACCGACGCGCGTCAAGATTCATAAGAACCATTTGTTCTTCGCGTTTGGGAGTTCGATGATCCATAGCGGTCCGGCCAAGCCGTACAAGTTTGCGACCGCCGATGGGGCGAGCGAAATTGC